TATCGTTTTCAGGAGAAGACAAATGGCTATTTCGATCTCGAATGCCTTTGTAACTCTGTTCGATGCGGAAGTTAAACAGGCGTATCAAGCTGATGCTGTCCTGCGTAACACTGTCCGTCTTCGTACCGGCGTTACTGCGGCTACCCACAAGTTCCCCAAGATTGGCTCTGGCGTTGCCCAGGTTCGCGTTCCGCAAACCGACGTAACCCCGTTGAACGTCACCTACTCGCAAGCTACCGTTACCCTGGGTGACTGGATTGCTGCTGAGTACAGCGACATCTTCAACCAAGCCAAAGTCAACTTTGACGAGCGTCAAGAGTTGGTTCAAGTCGTTGGTAAGGCCATTGGCCGCCGCGCTGACCAGATCGTTATTGATGCCATCGCTGCTTCGTCCACCTCGCTGACTGTGTCTAACGACATTGGCGGCACTGACTCCAACCTGAACGTGGCTAAGCTGCGTAAGGCCAAGGAGCTGCTGGACAAAGGCAACGTGCCTATGGGTGACCGCTACATGCTGGTTCACGCTGCCAACCTGATGGCTCTGCTGTCTGAAACCTCTGTTACCAGCTCTGACTTCAATACGGTCAAGGCTCTGGTGCAGGGTGATCTGGACACGTTCTTGGGCTTCAAGTTCGTTACCATCGGTGACCGCACTGAAGGCGGCCTGACTGGTGGTGGCTCTGGTTCTGACCGCAAGGTCTGGGCTTGGCACAAGACTTCTGTCGGCATGGCCGAAGGCATGGGCATCCGTTCTGAAATCAACTACATCCCCGAGAAGACCTCTTGGCTGGTGTCGTCGATGATGTCGGCTGGTGCTGTTGCCATCGACGCCGGTGGTATCGTTGAAATCACCTGCCGCGAATAAGGAGTAACACATCATGGCTTTTTCCGCTACTGGCTGGAACGTCATTGCCGCTAACAAGCGTGGCAATGCTCCTGGCATCTTTGCCTACTCCACTACCGACACTATCGCCACCGTGAACACCGAGGGTTACTTCAACACCTTGGCGTCCACCCTGAGCGTCGGCGACCTGATCTACTGCGTGACCTCCACGGGCACCACCGCAGTGGCTACTCTGGTCTATGTTCTGTCGAACACGGGTTCCGTGGTCGATGTGAGCAACGGCACCACGCTGGCTGCTACCGACAGCGACTGATAAAGGAGGGGGGCAACCCCCTCTTTTCTTATGCGCGATAGGTACAGCGTTAAGCACGAGGGCACTGCTATTATTTGTGGCAGTGCCCCTTGTGTTTTTGAAGATCTGGAAAGGGCGCTATTGCTGCGCCCCCGTGCAATTATTGTCGGCGTCAACAATGCTGCAAGCATGGTCTCTTCGATTGAGCATGTCTGGACTCAGCACAACAACTTGGCAAAAGAATACAAAGACAATGCCAGGGTCAAAGTGCATGGACGCGCCAATGTCATGGGGGATTGGACTGATTACGTTTGGCCCAGTCTGAACTGGGTGTGCGGATCTAGTGGTGTTGCTGGTGCGCTCTGGGCAAAGCATGGGCTTGGGTTTGATGAAATCATCATGGCCGGTATCCCGCTTAATCGTGAAGTGTTGGACTACAACAAGATGTATCCTTCTAAATACACCAAGACAGATGGCTTTGCTACCTCCGGTCAAGTCGATCATTGGATTAGCCATCTGAGGACGTTTAAGGAACAAGGCAAGACCGAAGGCATCTATTCGATGTCTGGCACTACGGCAAGCATTTTGGGAAAGCCTAATGATTGAAGGATTGCGCGAGCAAGAGGTCGCCAAGTATGTGGCCTGCTACAAGTCCCCGGACTACCGGATGGGGCTAAAGCGCCGTCATCACATTGAGATTGGCTTGTCTGGCCTTGAGCCTGGGACGCTGCTGGATGTCGGCTGTGGCCGGCGAGAGACCATCAAGATGTCAGAAAAGATGGGCTTTTTCGATGTTCGAGGCGTGGAGGCTGTGCCTTACTTGTGTGATGGAGAGCAAGTCTTCCAAGGCTTTGCCCACAACTTACCGTTTGGAGACAAGTCTTTTGATGTGGTCACCATGTTCGATGTTATTGAACATCTTGTGCCGCAAGATACAGATGCAGTTTGCAGTGAGTTAGAGCGTGTGGCCACCAAGAACATTCTGCTGACAGTTCACAATGGCTCTAGCAAGTTTGGCAATGTTGAGTTGCACATTAACCGAAAAGAATCATATCAAGAGTGGTTCGATTATTTTACCCAAAAGTTTACAGGCGCAGTAGAATGGCTGCCTAGACATGGGTCAATCTCAGAAATGTTTAAGGTGACGTATGGCAGCAGGTGATTCCGCTCTTACTGTTTGCTCTGATGCCTTGCTTTTGCTGGGTGCAAAGCCAATTAGTTCCTTCAACGAAGGCACCGACGCCGCTAACGTCTGTGATCGGATCTATCCGACACTGCGTGACTCGACGATGCAAGCGTACCCTTGGTCATTCACCTTCAAGAAGGTGCAGCTAGCCAAGACGATCAATACGCCTGTTAACCAATACAAGTACGAATACCAACTCCCGTCTGACCGGCTGGGCACTATTCGTCGCGCATACACTTCTACCGCTGTGGGTGCCGGCACGTTCACCGACTGGATCATCCAGGGTGACAAGCTGCTAACCAACGAGGAAGTTATTGTCATCGACTACCAGTACCGCCCTTCCGAGAGCGAGTTGCCAACATACTTCATTCAATTGCTCAAGTACATGATGGCGTGGCATCTGTCGGATCCGATTACAGATCAAGTCACCAAGACGGCGTACTGGCAACAGTTGGCTGTCGGCACACCTGGAGAAAACAATCGTGGTGGATACTTCCGGACGGCGATGGTAATTGATGGCCAGGGTAATACCAATCAGGCTTTTGAGGATTTCTCGCTGATCGCTGTGAGGTTCTAATGACCCGCATTGTTTCACTGCAAACCAACTTCAGTAGCGGAGAACTGGATCCGCTGTTGCGTGCCCGCATTGACTTGGAGCAGTACAACAATGGTGCTGAGCGCCTAGAGAACGTACTTGTCCAGCCTCAGGGTGGTGTTACCCGCCGGCCTGGGACGAAGCACTTGATGGAAATCCCGTCTGCGGCAAGCCCTGCCAGCGGAACTCGCTCTGTCTCATTTGAGTTTAGCGTCACCGACAGCTACATGCTTGTGTTCGTTAACCAACGCATGTATGTCTTTAAAGACAAAGTGCTGATCACAAACATCAATGCTTCTGGTAATGACTACCTTGCCGTCACCGCAGTCACCAGCAGCATCTTGTCTACGATGGTGTGGACGCAGTCCGCTGACACGCTGATCATCACGCACAAGGATATTAATCCGATCAAGATCGTGCGTGGCGGTACGGATGCAACGTGGACTGTTTCAAACATCACGTTTACCAGCATCCCGCAGTACCAGTACACGCCGGCCTTGTCTAACCCAGCGGCCACTTTGACGCCATCTGCTGTGTCTGGAAGTATTACTCTGACGGCCAGCACTAGTGTGTTCACGGCTGGCAGCGTAAACCAGTACATCAATGCTTCACCGCAGGGTCGCGCTCGGATTGTGTCTTACACCAGCGGCACTGTGGTCAGTGCTGTGGTCGAGATCCCGTTCTTTGCTACGACGGCTATCGCCAGTGCTAGCTGGGAGCTTGAGGCTGGCTATGAAGATGTGTGGAGCAGCACCAAGGGCTGGCCGCGCACCTGTTCGTTCCATGAAGGCCGGTTGTATTTCGGTGGCAGCCGCTCTCGCCCGTCTACGGTATGGGGTAGCAAGGTCGCACTGTTCTTTGACTTTAACCCTGACCAGAACTACGACGATGATGCCATTGAGGCCACGTTGGATACCAACAGCCTGAACATCATTACGGACTTGATTAGTGCGCGTGACTTGCAGATCTTTACAACTGGCGGCGAGTTCTACGTCCCGCAAGGTGAGTCGCAACCAGTTACGCCCAACAACTTCTTTGCCAAGGCGGTAAGCCGCAATGGCTCGCGTGAAGGCATCCGAGTTAAGAGTTTGCAGTCTGGCACGCTGTACATCCAGCGCCAGGGTAAAGCTCTTAACGAGTTCCTGTTCAGCGACACAACTGCGTCCTACGTCAGCACCAGCATTAGCTTGCTGTCGAGCCACTTGATCAACGATCCGCAGGAGATGACTCTGCGTAAGGCTACCAGCACGGATGAGGCAGATGCACTGTACATCCTCAATGCTGCCGGCACGTTGACTGCTTACTCACTGCTGCGCCAGCAAGGCGTTGTCGCCCCCAGCAGGATCACGACAGATGGCGAGTTCAAAGATGTTGGTGTTGACATTGAAGACATCTACGTTGTCGTCAAGCGCACGTTCAACTCTGTGGATAAATACTATGTCGAGGTGTTTGACTCTTCGCTGAAGACGGACTGCGCCTTCACGGGCGGCGCTGCATCTGGAGCATCTGGCCTCCCGCACATTGGCAAGTCTGTCAGTGTCATCGCGGATGGCAGTGTGCTTGCCAATGAGACTGTTAGCGGGGCTGGAGCAATCACGTTTGACAGACCTAGCACCACCAGCTACGAGGTTGGCCTGGGCTTTACGGTGCAGGTCAAGACCTTGCCGATTGAGCCTCGCATGAGCGTCGGCACGCGCATCGGTTTTAAGAAGCGTATCGTCGAGATCAACGCAATCTTGTATAAGACACAAGACCTGACGATCAACGATGTGCCGGTGCCGATACGCACGCTAGATACGATAGATATTCTTGACAATCCTGTGCCTGAATTTACTGGCACCAAGGTCATCAACGGCATCCTTGGCTACACAAATGATGCACAAGTCACGGTGACTCAAAGTTCACCATTGAAGCTGACGTTGCTTGGTCTTGAGTACAAGCTGTCTGTTTACGGAGGAACTTAAATGGAAGCAATCGCATCAATTGCGGCGGCAACAGCCCCATATGCAGGCGCTATTGCATTGGCTGGAGCCGCAGTATCCACTCTCTCAACGATTCAAGCAACCCAAGCACAAAAGCAGGCAAGCCAGTTACAAGCTAGCCGTTTGGCCATCCAAGCAGAGCAGGCTAAGTTGCAAGGCCGTCAGAACGCATTGAACTACAACAATCAAGCCAATCAGGTTTTTGAGCGTCAGCAACAATTGGCGGCCACTGCCCGTGCGCGTGCTGCTGCTGCCGGCATTGATCCGCTTACTGGCTCGCCAATGAGCATTCAGCAAGCAGATGCATTGCGTGCTGGTCGTGAGTTCCAGATTTCCAAAGAAAACGCCGAGTTGGCCCTTTCTGCTGGCTTTGCTGCCTCGCAAGATTTGCGAGCTGCATCGGCTATTGCAGGAGGCTACTCGACCACTTCTGGGTACTTGTCTGCTATTGGAACGGGATTGATGGGTGTCTCCAGATTTGGCGAAACTGCTAAGCCGCCTGCGACTCCGAGGATCAACCCTCGATCTGGTGAGTTCATGGGATCATTGGAGTTCTAATTATGGCAACCGAATTGCCCCGCTTCCAACCAATGGGCGTCCAGTTTGCTGATTTGCCTCGCGTGTCTACAGCGAGTCAGGAAGTCGGCGCTCAGATGCAGTCAATTAAAGCTCAGCAATTTGACCAAGTTGGTCGGGCTGTTGACCGCATGACGGCGTTCTTTCAAGAGAAGGCTGTTACTGAAGCGCAGAAACAAGGCTTGCGTTATGCCGCTGAAAACCCGCTGACTAAAGAGCAAATTGATGTAGCGCTTGGAACGGGGCAGGGACTAAAAGTCAAAGGCGCTGGAACAATCTTCCAAGAAACTTATGAGCAAGCGCAAGGCCAGATGCTGTCTTCTGAACTGCAAGTTCAGGGTCAGAGAAATATTTCGGCGTTGGCCTCAAGAATAAAAGCTGGGGAACAAGTCGATCTTGGCGCTGTACAGACCCAACTGAAAGACATGATCGATGGCTATTCATCGACTGTCATGGCGCTTGATCCTAAAGAGGCAGTGCGACTGCGAGCCTCTCTGGCAACGGCAGGTAGCGCCCTGTACAAAGAAGCGTCTGATCGTTCTTTGCTGATTGCACGCGAACAAAAAGAAGCCCAACTAAATCAAATTATTTCTGAGTCTGGTGCGCTCATAGAGACTGTTCTTGGCAAAGCTGGAACTATCGATCCACAAACTCAAAAGCCAGTTGATGTTGATAAGATTTTAGAAGTTCTTCGTAAGCCGTTTTACGACGCAATTCGCATTACTGGAAACAGCAAGCACATCGATGATTTCAACAAGAAGATCGAAGAGGCCAAGGTTGGCGTGCTGACTGCTGCGGCCATGTCGCCAGATTTTGCGCCGACATCGTCAGACGCAATGGGCAAAATTTCTAGGGGAGACTTTGGCCCGCTGAGCAGCGTCTACAAAAGCCTTCCGCAAAAAGAAAAAGAAGTTGTTATTGACCGGGCAATCAAGTCTTTTTCTAGCATTGAATCCATTCGCAAAATTGATGAGGCAAAAGAAAAAGAAAAACAAAAAGCAGAAGGAAATGTCTTAACGATTGAGTTTATCAACCCGAAGACTACTGCTGTTCGTAAACAAGAAATTGTTAAGCGCCTAGTGATGATTGACCAGATGACACTTGAGCAATCTCAAGCAGCATTGAAGCCAAAGGCTGCTGAACCCAACTCGCGGCTTGAAGTTGATCTGTATCAACAGATCAAGAATGGCCGCATAACTACCATTGGGGAACTGTCTGCGTATGCTGGTCGGCTGTCAAACAGTCAGTATGAAAGCCTTGGTCGATCGGTTGTTGATATCCAGCACCGCAGGGCTGTTGATAAATTGACTCTTGCCGCAGGCATTACAGACAACATGATAAATCCTGGCTTAGAAAAAACAAATCAAAAAGCAGGATACATGAAAGAGTTTCAGAGATTTCTGTCAACTAAAGTAAAGAACGAGCAAGGCGTTGAAGTTTATCTTGATCCTGACGCTGCGGCTGAAAAGGCAATAACATCTTATTCAACTAATCAAACGGTTAAAGACAAAACAGTTTTTAGGGAAAACGCGAGGAAAGCAATTGAAGCAGCGTTAAAAGCAAAAAACATTCAAATGCCTGAAGTGCCTGTTGAGCAGATTGATTTGAGTAAATTCCCTTCGTTAACTGTTAAAGACAGAGAGGCAATTCAGGTTCAAATTAAAAAATTCAAAGACAACCTCTAAGGACGCCCATGATTGAAAAAGAACTTAGAGCAAACTGGGACAGTCTGTTCTACCCGCAACCTGAAAATGAAGTTGATGGCGAAACATTTGCCGAAGAGGTTCAGCCGGTAGATCCTCCTGTGTTAAACCCGCCCACTATGCGTCCTGGTGATGTGCTAGTCGCAGAGGTTGGCTCGCGTGGACTGCCTGAGCAAGCGTTTACCGGGCGCTACCCAGATACGATCACCGCCATTGATCCGACAATGCGCGAGAAGATTTCGTCTTTCTTGCAAGCTGGATTTGAGAATGCGGGTATGGATCGCGCACGGGCACGCAAGCAAGCTCAAACATTAATCGGTGGAGCAAGTAGCAACCTGCCTCTCGATATTGGTCTTGCTGATATTCTTGCCGCCATTTTCCCGCCAGCTACTCTTGCTATGAGTCCTTTGTATGTGCAAGAAGGGGCTAGAGCTGTCGAGCGTGGCGTAGAGGCTGGCAAGCAGGGCAACATTGGCGAGGCTGCTTTGGAGATTGGAGCCGGCGCGGTAGACGTAATTCCTGGGGTTGCTGGCGGAATAAAAGCAGTAAAAAAGGTTGCGAAAAAGATTAAAAGCAGTACAATGCCGCAATCCACTGAGGAGCCGAAGTAATGGCTGTACGTCCACTTGATCAGCGTCTGGATCAGCTGAACCAGGACGTAGCCGATCTAGATCAACGCATTGATCTGGCAACGGCATCCTCTGAGAGTCCGGCTGAGGTCGCGACTATTCCTGAGATCCCGCCCGAAATAAAAATGGGTGACGGCGTCCAGATCGCCGGCGGTGGGTCTAAGGTAATTGGGGAAGTGCTGCGCCGCATGAAAGGGCAGGACATTCGTCCTCAGCCGGCACCGCTAACTCCTGCTGCTCAAGCTGCTCAGAACGTCAACGAAGTTGAAAAAGCCGCTGTCCAAACTGGCGTTGGTACGCCTGTGGAAGCTCGCATTGCTGGACGCATTGAAGAGATAAAGCCCGTCACGCCAAGCCCTGCTCAAGTCGTAGCCGAGAAACCCGGCATGGCTGCTCGCACTGCTGAGACCCCGCCACAAGCCGCATTCAATATGCCGCGAATGGAAACGGAAGAATCCGTCAAGCAGACCATGATGGTGCTTGCCGAACGTGTCTCGACTAAGACTGGTACGTTTGAGGACTGGAAGGCTGCTGCTGATGCTGCTGGCTTTGGAGCTAAGTTTGTTGATGACTTGACTAGCGGCAAGTTGGCTGTCTCGCCTGAGAACGTGATTCTGGCCAGCAAGGCACAAGTTGGGGTGATGGAGCATTTGGACGGGCTGTTGGCCAAAGTTGCTGATGGCAGCGCAACTCCGACAGAGCTGGCCGAGGCTACTCAAGCTGTCGCGTTCAGCAACCTGATCCAGCAAAGCGTCAAGGGTTACCAGACCAACATTGCCCAGTCGCTGGCTGTAATGCGGATGCCGCGCACCAGCGGGCCTGAAGTCGTCCAGATCCTGGAGCAGTTTGGCAACCAGACGGACATCGTTAAGTTCGCGCAAGCCTATCGTGATGTCAAAACGCCTGAGGGCAAGGCTGATCTTATTCGCAGCATGGCGCAAGGCAACGTATGGGAGAAGATGTTCACGGTTTATGTGAACGGCATCTTGTCCCGTCCTGGGACTCATGTGAAAAACTTCTTGTCCAACACATTGTTCTTGCCTTATCGTTTGACTGAACGTGCCGTGGCTGCTGGCGTTGGCACATTGCGGAAGTCAGTTGGCATTGGCTCTGATGATATCTATGAGTTTGCAGAAGTTCCTGCAATACTAAGTGCTACGCCTATTGCTGTCTGTAACGGTTGGCAATTGATGAGCCATGCATTCACAAATGGTGTTCCTAAAGGCTG